AGCGGGAACAAGCAGTGTGCGGACGCCCGCACGGGCGAAACTCTTACGGCGTGACGATCAGCACCGACACGTCAACGGCGGCACCGAAGTAGCCGGTCGCGTCATCGAACAGCGCACCGCGGCCGGTGTAGATCTCGCCATTGGCCTGGAGCGCGGCCACCACGGCATCGGCCACCGCTTCGGCCTGGGTGCGCGTGGCGGACCAGGCCTGGATCTGAATGGTGACCTGCTCCCCGAGCACGGTGCCATGGATCGTGCCGATCGGCTCGGTCTGCGCGCGGGTGAAGGCGATGGCAGGCAGGGTCACCTGCTCGGGGATCACGTCGGGGTAGATGTTAGCGCCGACCAGCGCGGTGAGCGGCGCGTAGCCGGACAGCCAGCCGTAGACCACCGTTTCTGCTGACACGTCAGACTCCTTTGCGGTTCAGCTTCTGGATCTGCGGCACGACTTCCTTGATGAACCGTGCGATCGCCTGCTCGCCCTTGGCGCGCACGGCGGGCCCGAGAAACGGCCGCTCGCCCATCTTGGCGGTACCGAATTCGAGGAAGCGCCAGTAGAACGGATCGTGCGGATTGTTCGCGCTCGCCTTGCCGAACTTGCGGGTGTCGACGTTGCCGCGTAAAGGTTTCACGCCGACGAACACGCCCTCGTTGCCGGCCCGGCGCGCGAACTTGCTGGGACGCACGCTGATGCGCCGCTTGACGGTGCCGGGTGTACGGCGCGGCGTCAGTTGCTTGAGCACCGGCGCGCGTGCCTTGGCGTCGTGGCTGATCAGCCGGGCGGCGATTTTCAGCGACCCGCGGACCGCGCGCTTGCGGATCTTGTCGGGCAACGCACGCAGGGTGGCGGTGAGCTGCTCGATGCCGTGCAGTTTGATGCGCACACTATCGGCCACGGTTACCTCGCATCATGGACGCCGCTGGCGCACATCAGTTCGAGCACGTTGCGACGGCCGTCGACGTCGATCAGCGAGCGGATGTCGTAGGTCACGCCACGCCACAGCACGCGATGGGCGTCAACCGTCAGGTCGCTGCGGTAGCGGATACGGAACCGCACCTCCACACTGGACTGCATCTGCGCGGCGGCAAAGAACTCGCGTCCCCGCAGCGGCTCGACCTGCGCCCACACGGTGGCAAAGTCGGGCCAGGTGACCACCTCGTCACCGATGCTGTTGCGCGTCACCGACTTCGACTGCACCGTGATGCGCTCGCGCAGGTCGCCCGCGCGGATGCTGCTGGCGGCACGCATCAGACCAACAGGATCCGGTAGCGATCGAGCAGGCCGTCGACGAAACGTCCCGGCAGCTCATTGACGGTCACGCCGGCGGCCAGTCCTTCGCGCTGGTCATACATCGCCGACACCTGCATCAGGATCCATTGCTTGATCGCCTCGGGCACGGCGAGCTGCTGCACCGATTCGGTGGCGCTGTCGCTGTAGCCGCTGCGGTAGCGCACCCGGATGGCGTTGGGGGCGTCGAGTACGTCGCCCGGCCATTGCTTGGCAAACGCGGGGAACACGTAAAACGACAGCCGCTCGATGTCGGCCAGGTCATCGCTGCTGTACTCGGTACCGGCGAGCGTGGTCTCCACCGCGGCGTCGTTCAGGTACTTGATGGACTCGATCACGAGCACCGGCAGCCAGTGCACCCGGACTGCGGTCGGGAACGGCGCATCGAGCACCACCTCGCGCGTCTGCTTCATGACGCTGCGGCCGATGTCCTGCTCGCACCGCTGGGTAGCGACGCCGATCAAGGTGGTAATCAACGCATCGTCCGCCGTGACGCCGGTCTCGACGCGGCACTGCACCTTGGCCTGGGCCAGGGTGATCGGCAGAAACGCCGGCGCGGTGATCAGTTTGGTGCTCATTGCAGATCAGTTCCTCGGGCGAGCGGTGTTTGTCGTTCGCGGACGGCTGGCGCTGGCTGTTGCGGGACGGGCGACCTGGCCGCTGCGGGGCCGGGCCGCACTGAACGCGCCCGGCATCACGGCCGGCGGCGCAATCGACCCTTCTGTTCCAATCTCACCTGGATCGACCGCATAAAGCCAAGGCGGCAGGACTGCGACCGGCTGCGCGATGAACGGCTGCTGCCAGTATTCGTCCGTTACGCCAAGCGGCGGTTCGGGAGTGACAACAAGATCGCCGTCCTCCCACGCTTGCACGAACGGCGCAGGAACAAGCGCCGGCGGTGGAAGCCAGTCTTGCTCGTCCATCCGTAGGACAACAGGCGCAAAGTCGCCCTGATCGTCCCAGACGCGCAGATTCGGCCTTGGCAGGGCCGTAATCGGCCTGGACCACGTATCTTCCTGCCCAATCGCCGGCGGCGGCTGCTGGACGATCTCCTCGTTCGTCGCCCACAGGGTTACCCTGACCTTGCCCGTCGCCGGTGTGCGAGGCGCCGGGTCGTCATCATTCGGCGCGAACACCGCCGGCGTGGGCCTGAGATCCTCTTCGGCCCACACACGCACAGATGGCATGGACAGCGCGGTGATTGGCGCGGACCAGTACTCTTCGGCGACCGTGACCGCCGGCGGAACCGTTACGACCTCGTCGTTGGCGAACGTCGGCTGCCGGACGGAAGGCTGAAGAGCACGTATCGGCGCCTGCCAGTACGCGTCATCGGCCGAAAATACTGGGCTGGCGGGGACGATCTCCTCGTTCGTCGCCCACAGGATCGCGGTGACTTCAGCCGTCGCCTGCGTGCGAGGCGCCGGATCGTCGTCATTCGGCGTGAACACCGCCGGCGTAGGCCGGAGATCATCCTCCGACCAGATGCGCAACACAGGCCCAGGCAGAGCAGTGGTTGGTGATGACCAGTCGGCATCTTCGACCGCGAGCGCCAGCAGCGCAGGCAGGACTTGATCGTCCCAGGTTCGCTGCGGCACCGGCTGCGGCCGCGCGGGTTGCTGAAACCACCAGCCCGTGTCGTCGAATACGACCGTCGGCGCTTGCGCCGGCAGGACTTGATCGTCCCAGGTTCGCTGCGGCACCGGCTGCGGCCGCGCGGGTTCTTGAAACCACCAGCCCGTGTCGTCGAATACGACCGTCGGCGCTTGCGCCGGCAGGTCATCCTGCTGATCCCACTTCACGAACGTCGGCAGGATGCGCGCACGCTGCGTCGCCGGCGCGGTAGATCCCATCTCGGCCTGGCCCTGCGGGGGCGCGGCACCGATTACATCGTCTTGCTGATGGATCTGCCGTGCGAGCAGGCTTGTCGACGTGAGGGTTGCGGCTGCGGCAAGAGCGACCCCGACGAAACACTGTTGTGCGCCAGACCACCAATCATCTTCAGATGGAGTAAACGCACCCGGAGTTTCGAGTATTAGTACACCTGACCCATCCTCCAGCAGGAAGCCGTCCGGTGCTCCGCTTTCCAGGAGGTAACGGTCAGCCATTTATGCCCACGTCCCCATCTGCGTCACTGCGTTGTCCCCGATAGGCTCCAGGCGGAAGTAGGTGCCAAGTTCTATAGTCGGGGCCTGGCCCGGTGCAGCCGAGTAAATGAACTGAGGGATGAACGTCCCGGCCGCGTTGATCCAGACGTGGCCCCAGACCTGGAACACGACGTTTTCGGTCGCGGACACGGACGCCGCCTTGATGTTCGTGGACGTGGCAACCTGGATTGCGATCAGGTCCGAGTCGGAAATTGTAGCCGCATCGCCTTCCTTCACCTCGACGTGGTAGCCGATTGCCGTAATTGTCGCCGTGCCGCCGAAGAGGATGTTCGTCGTGTGTGAAGTGGTGCCCGCCGTTCTCACGGAGCTGAATGCGCCTTCGAAGCGGTAACAAGTAGCCGCCCGTACCTGCACTCCACCGTTCGTCGGGAACCACGGCTGCGCCGTAGCGACGTCGGCCCCTGTAGCGTTGGCCAAGAGTACGCGGAACATGACGGCTGGCACTACGCCACGATCCCCGATAACCGGCGTGAAGTAAGCCGCCTTGCCGTCGAACTCGATCGCCCCCGCCTCTGTCGTGGCGAGCACCGTACCGCTCGTCAACTTCGGCTTCGTATTGGCGGACGAGCTACCGGCCGCGAACACGGGCGCAGTGGTGACGTAGGTCTTCACGTTCGCCATCGTCGCGCTATAGGACGCGCTGAGATCGCTCGCGTCCGCGATGGGTATCTCGTCCGCGTCCGCGAGTATGCCGCCGGCAACGCCCGTAAGTGCCGAAATCTTGATATCGGCCATATCACCACACGCTCACGGTTAAGGGGTTAGTCTGTGGCTCCATTGGCGGCCACTCGGATTCAAATAGCGCAGAAGCACCACCGCCGCCGTCTGTCGCGGACCAATCGTCAATCGTTGCTACATCAAAACAACCAGCCCCTGGATTGCCAGCGTTTGGCCCACTAACTCCGGTCGCCTGCCCGACTTGTGCTGCGTTCTTGTAAAGCGTAAGGACAATGTTTGGCGATACGCCTGACACTGTGAAGCGCATTGCGTCGCCGTCTGCAAACGTCGTAGCGATACCAGCTAAGGATGCATAGCTTCCGTTCGTCCAGAGCCCAAATTCAGTATGAGCTGCACCTGTTGTCCCGTCGGTAATTACCTCAAACCCATCATCGCCGTTAAAGCGTAGACCGAGCCCAGAGTACCTAGTGTTTGCAAGGAGATTGCCAACGATACCAGTGCATTCTTGATCATTAGCCCACGTACCGCCGTAGTACGACATCCTGTCGATTGACGCAGTACTAACCAGTGCATTAGTCGTCAGGTTCGCGCCGCCGCCAATCGCGGATACCCAAGGCGATGCAATCGGGGCCTCGTTCGCTCTGTTGAAATTGTCGGATGCAGTTGTCATGCGCCGTCCACCACGATCACCTGATCAGCGCTTACGGTGATCGCCTGCGTTCCGCTTGTCGCCACGGAGGCGCTGATTGTGCTGAATGCACCGCTCGATGTGGTGAAGCTGCGGATTCGAATATTTGCATGCGCGCCGGCGAATGCCGCGCGGTTGAGCGTGAAATTGGCCGATGGAGAGTAGACCCATGCAAAGGTCGCGTCGGAGGCGAGCATTGGGCAAATCTTGGACGTCCCGCTCCCAAGCGAAGTCGTAACAAGCGACGTGTCGACTACTGGTACAAGCTTCCACCATTGATATAGATCGATAAGTGTACGGATGTATTGCAGAGAAGCTCGCCCGTCATCTCCGTAGTGCGAGGCGAAGTTCTGATCGAAGCCGGGGCCGCCGAATGTCCAAATATCGTTGTGCCCGTAGGCCACACCGGCAAGACACCCGCTGCAAATCGATTGCCACAGATCATTGCGGATGCCGCTACCACCACCCCCGGTGGATTCGTAGAAGCTCTCGACCATGAATACAGGCCGCACAGGCGAGCGGTTGTACTCCGTGAGAGCAAACGCGCCAGCGCCGGTAGCGTCCACATAGGAGCAGTTCAGGTTCAGCCACGATTGAGCGTTCGCCGCGGTATACGCGCTCACCGTGCGCTGAGCGTGGTAACTGTGCAGGAACCCGGGAGCGGCCACGATCAGAGTATCGATGTAGTGATTGATGTTGATGAAGCTTGCAACCGTCCCGTCGCCGCCGTGTACGAAGACGATGTTGCCGAACGCCTTGTACCGGTCCCCGATGAACGTACCCCAACCTTGGCGGTCAGCGGTCGATTCGCTGTCGAACTGCGAAGACCAGCCCTGCGAACCGCCAGGCTGAAGCCCAACGTACAGCGGCCACATCCAGACCACGATCCCCGCATCCCTGCACTTCTGCACGAGGTAGTCGACACGGGCGAAGTACGCTTCGTTGCGCGTAGAGAAATCGTTAGGCGTGGTGAAGGGCGCAATGCTGTCGATAGTGTTCGGGGCGTTGTCCGAGAACGCGCTCTCGATCAGCTCGATGATGATCCCGTTGATTTTGCGCGTCACGCAGTCAGCGACATATGTGTCCATCTGCGCCGTTGTTAGTTGCTGCGGCGCGCACCAAGCAGTATCGATGATCGAAAAAAACGGGTCCCCGTTTGCTTTCTGCAAGTATCGGCCGCTGGCGTGCACCGACAGAGGGAATGTTTCAGAACTGCCGCCCCCACCAAACGCAGGGCGGCAGCTCGTTCTGCCAACACATTCCCACGAATACAGGTTCATCAATCACTCGGCGATTTCCGCCGAGACGTGGTGGAGCATCGACGCGACACCAGATACGCTGTTGATGTTGAGTTCGTCCGCACCACCGGCCTCAAGATGGATCGCTGAGTCAGCATCACGAGCAACCCAACCGCCGGGTCCGGCGGCGCCACAACCAAACGCAAGTTGGTATGCACCAGACACCGTTCCTGGGGTGATCGCCGTCACCTTGTCGGCAGCGGTCGTCCCTGCAGTAGTGCCAATACGACGTGGCGCCGGAGTAATGGCTGTGCCACCAGTGCCAGCGGTAGTCCACCGACGCACTCGATAGCCGATGCCAGTGATCGCGGTCAATGCGGCACCACGACCAAGGGTATAGATCGCTTGAAGGTCAACGCCGCGAGTGGCTTGGCGTAATACGACAGTCGGGTCTTCGGTGTTCGGGGTGGCACTTGTGGCATAAGGCGTTGCCGGAGCGCCTTCAACTCCATAGACGAAAGGCATGATGTTTCCTTGGTTGGTAGGTCAGGTGCCCGGCTTGGGCGTTAGCGCCTCCCGATCACGCGCGAGCGCGCTTTCGAGCGACATTGGGTTGGCCAACGAGGCCGTAGTTTCTTCGGCAGTCAATGGCCTACCGTACTTTTCGGTTTGGGCGGCTTGTACGTCGGCCCAGAAAACCTCGTCCGGCATCAACATCGTGCCAGCGATGTTGCCGTAGGTTCGGGCGCATGGCTCGCACTGGTAGAACAGGAATGTCATGTTCTCCTCTGGGCACATGCCACCTGGTTTGCCGCAGTTCGCGCAGAAGATCGGAACAAGCGTTCCCATCGGGGAC